AGCGCGCAGCGAACACATGATCAAAAGCGCCGTCACTGATACTGCTCGCGACTTGGCTAATTACTTCGGTCGCGCCTAGCTGGTCAGCGTAGCTATGCTGCTGTTCACCTGTCGTTGGGACAGTCGTGAATCTTGGGCGCACACGAGACAGCACTGTGATCGCTCCATCAGATCCAAGATTGCCGGTCGTGTAGTAGCTTGTGCCACTCTCGCCATCAAGGATCGTAACGACTCCATCGCTACCAACATTTGCAGGCAAGTAGGTTCCAGTAGGTGCCTGCCATTCGTTGTAGGTGGCTGTGGATAGCGCGTCGTAGGTTGTGGTGGTGCTGCTCAAGCTGTCGTAAGTCGCGCCTGGTGCAAGGTAGTTGAAGGCAAACTTTGTTGACTTGCGCCCAAACCCCCAACGGTCGGAACGATAGTTGTAAGCCAAGTATCTCGTCAGTTCGCCCGTAGGCTCTTGTCGGCTTGGGTAATACCAGTACACCAGGCTTGCGGCCTGATCATGGTAGCCCACTATGCTTTCGGCGTTGTTGAAGTCGAGATCGGAAAAAAGAAATTGACTGACGCGGTTTGTGCCTATGGGCGTTGCACGCGCACCATCGAACACATAGATGTTGTCAGTGCCAATAGTCATCACGCCAATACCCTGAACGCTGACCACGCTGTAAGGCGAGTAAGCGCCTAGACCGCTGCCAGGGATTAACTGCCAGCCCCACACGGCAGGCGCCCCCTGATAGGTGCCGAGGTAGGCATTTCGCTCTTTGAAAGCAACCACGTTTGAGCCAACGCGCGCGGCGGCTGTGATGCCTCCTGGTGTGTCGGTTAGCAAGCCTGTCGTTGCTTGTGTGGCAATGTCGGCAGTCCAGCTATCAGGATCGCCAGCGGCAGAACACCACCAGCGGTTAGCATCGTTGCCGTACACGGCGCCGCCGTCATCGGTGTTGAACGCCATGACAAAATCAAGCACAGACAAGATGCACAGCGCTTTCGGCGCACCCGCTACCGCAGTGAACTCGCCGCTTGTGGACTTTTGTATCTGCGTGCCTTTTTGCGCTGCGTAAACCGTGTCGCCGTAAGTCGTGAACGTCCAGCGCGCCCTTGAGGTTGCTGTGTAGTCACCACCCGCAGCGCTGCTGGTTAAGTTTGCCCATCCACCAGGCGTGACACTATAGAGGCGAGACGTGGCGGCACTGGCGCTACCTTCGGTGCCAGCAATAACTCTGTTAGTGCCGTCGCCAAGTTTGTAGCTGAAAGCTGACGCCACCGCGCTCGGTGCTGTGGCTAAACCTGCATCCGCATCACCTGGAATTGCCTTAAAGCCGCGCAAGGTCGGGATAATCAGATCACAATCTGTCATCACGCCTTGTTGTGTTGGATCGGCGTCAGGAGCAAAGCCAAGCAGCGGCACAAACATTAGTAGAACCGTCCTCGAATGTGACCACTACCTGTCATAGCAGCGGTTTCACGTTGCAACTCGCGCTGTACTTTAGCGGCCTCAACTTGGAAATACTGAGCCTGCTCCGGTGCGCGCAATTGATCTCGGAAAAGCATTGCCTTCGCAGTGAGGCGCACCAATTCCTCGCCGTCCTCCATCCAAGCGTTAGAGGCGCTAGACGCAGCGTTGGCGCTGATATCTGTCAGCTTCTTAACGCCGGACAAAATGAGCGCAAAGTCAGCGTTAGGCTGTGGGTAGACGCGAATTGATCTGCCGTGAATCGCATACCAATCAGGGTTGCCACTGGTTAACGTGCTGTCAATCGCCTCGATGTCTTTCCAGTTCTTCTCGTCCAGCATGTAACGCTGACCATTTAGAATAATGGTCGCTGTGTCGATAGATAGCGGCGTGATCGGCAATTGAGTAAACGGGATATAAGAAACGTTTGCGCTCGCAGTCGCAGTCGCATCTGAAAACTCGTTCCATGTGAAACGCCTTCTCTCTAGGTGCTTAATAGCTGACAAAATGCTGTCTTGCACCGCAGTCGCGCCTGCGCTTAATTCGCCGCGTTTCATCTCGTTGGCGATCCGCGTTTTCATCGTGCCAAACGTCATGCGGCTTTCCTCTTGCGCTTCGCGCGCACTTTGCCGCAAGTCGGGCAGACGCGCGGATCGGCTTTCACTAGATCGTCAACCGCGCGCTTTTGCTCGGCCTCAGCTTTTTTTTGCTTAGTGATATCTCTGCGCCGCATCGAAAACCTCGTTTCTTAAATCTGGCTGGTTTGACTCATCAACCAAGCTGTCAAACTCAGAAAGCCATAACTGCGCAAAAGGCGCCTCTGCATAGGTGGGCCACCAGGGGCCACCTAACGTCCAGTGAAGCATCTTCAATTGTTGGTGCGTGTTGGCGTACTCACCTACTAGCCAATTCCACTCAAGCGGTAGCTCGGCAATCTCATGCGGTTCAACCCATCGAAATTGGTGCAACTCGCTGGGGGGCGCATTGTTGACGTATGAACGAGTAAGTTCTCGGCAGCGCGAGAAGTTCATCATCATCATGCTCGACCAGTTCTTACAGGGATATGCCGATTGGCGAGCGCCCAGCATCTTGATGTCTGTGCTTGGCGTGTAATCGTGTTTAACGCAATGAACCGCTATCTCAGGATCGCGCTGCTCCCACAACTCGGCTATATCCGTCAGGCACAACATATCGCAATCCATAAATATGCCGTAACCGGAGTAATCGCAGAGCGCTGGCAAGATAAAGCGGCTTAAGCTGAAGTCCGTGCTTTCGCTATCGTCTCTCTCACGCCAAAACAGATCGCGAAGCATGCTGCGTCGAACAGGCGTTATTGAGACAGGCTCGCTTGCGCGCCGCATGATGCTGTGCGCCAGGACGTGATAAGCCGCGCTTTCGGTTGCGTCGTAACCAATGAATACGCGGATCATGCTTTTGGCTCCACGGTCACAATGTGAGTCTTTCCTATCGTCTCGCTATCGCGAATATCGAATAGGTGCGCCAGCTTGTCGTTCCACCACTCGCCAGGCTTTTGTATCAGGTGCGCATTTCGACCATCAGGTAAATACTTCACCGCAGGGCCGGTATGGATTGCGAACAAACCTAGCTTTTTGACGCAACGCTTTAGATCGGCCAATAGGTCGTCCAGGCAGTCAGGCTCAACATGCTCAAGTACGTCTGTACTCACCACAATGTCCGCTGGTTCAGGCGTGTGCCGATACTTGTAAACGGCAGGGTCGTAACACTGGATCTGATACGGCATGTGCAAATTCAATTCGCCTTTCCCGCATCCGTAGTCCAGAACGTCATCAGTCTCAAGCAGCGCACACATTTTCATTACGGCATGCGCCCACTTACTGCCGCCTTTACCAAAGTCGGCGCGCTCAGTGTGTAGCGACTCAAGCTGTTCGCGGTAGCCTTCAGTGATTAGCGTCATGCTGCCTTCTTTAGTCCGTACATTTCGGAAAGTTCCGACTTCACCGTTTCCAGCAAACTCGTCCAATCATCACCCTGTTGGCGCATGACTCTTACCCACCCGCCGTAGAACGGCATCGAGTCACCTTTCAGTCCGTAGCGCCAAGCAGGGCGGCTTGGTGTCAACGTCCAACAAGGCACACCCATTGCGCCGCAGGCGTGAACAATGCTTGTATTGATACTGACGATTAGATCAAGCTCATGGATCAAGCCGCCGTAGCACATATCAATATCGTTGTTCCAAAGCTCGCTGTGATGCAGCTTGGTGCCTGCCCAATCATTGAAGCTGTTAACGATGGGCGCCCACATACCAGGCTGCTCGGCTGGGTCGTATTGAAGCGATACCCAAGTGGCATCAATGGACTTAAGCAAGTCCTGCCACATAGGAAGCGGAATGGTGCGAAAATCCATGCGTGTTGGGAACGTGCCACCTTGCCAGCTAATGCCGATCCGTGGGCGCTCGCCTAACTCGCTTAGAAATTTGCGCGCATCTTCGCGCTGCTCATCGAGCGCACTCAAATAAGGAATGCGCGGAAACGCAGCCTCGTGGTTTCGATAGTGCTTGCCGAGGCTCATCACTGGCATCTTGGTTTGAGGGTTAGACCAATTCATCCAAGGCAATTCTTTGGCGTCGGCCTTTCTTGATCCGTAAATGGGTATTTGATCGCCCCACGCTTTACGGAACAAACTGACGAGCCGAGGATGCGCCTCAACCATCACGTCACATTCTTTCATCAGATCGGGCAGCATGCTTGCGCCCATGATCTCATCGCCCAAACCTTGCTCCCCGTAAACAACTACGGATTTACCCGCAGTGCCTTTCCAATACTCAATATTGGTCGGATAGTTTCGGTTTTTGCGATAGGCGCTCACGCCAGATAGCGCAAGCCCATATTCATAATTCTTCCAACCTTCTCGCCAGTTGCCTAACTCTAACTGAGCAAGCGCCTTGTTCCAGTGAGGATCGGGTTTTGTGTCATCCAAAGCGATAGCTTGATCGCAAGCCTCAATCGCTTCGTGCGGTGTACCGTTATTAACCAGCAGGCTCGCCAGGTTATTCGTTACCTCGCTGTCATGCCCACCGTGTTTGATCGCATCTTCATAGCATTGCTTTGCCTCTTCCAACCTGTTCTCCTGCTGGCGCATGTGACCCAACGCATTCAGGATCTCAGGCTGGTTAGGCAGCATCGCGAGCGATTGGCGAAGCCAATACTCAGCCAAAGCAAAGCGCCCCATCGTCACGTAAATGCTACCCATGACAAAGACTAACCAAGGGTTATCTCGGTCATGCAAAAGCAAATACTCGACCTTGTTTTGCGCTTCCTCTAGCTTGGCTAGGTCGGGCGGCTTAGTCGCAATGACTTGAGCCACATCGCTAAGGATCTGATCAAACTGTTCTCTTTGCATGCAATCAGGGGGCGCGTATGCGCCCCCGTTCTCTCCATCAGCAGGGGATGATTTAGGCGCCGGTGTAGGAAGTGGACAACACGAAGCTGCCGAAGTCGGCAGAGTTGTATTGCGTTTTCTTCATACCGCCGATCAAGCCAGCGCTGACGCCGAGGCTATTGCCATAGTCGAAGACCTCTTCGGTCCAATCCATGCGACCGGTGGCGTAGCCACGTCCGAAGGCAGCACAGGCAGCTTGCGCGCCGCAGAAAATAGCGCGCTTAACCTTTGCTTCCGTTGCGGAACCGGATGCGCCATTTGGTACGCGAGTAGATTCGTGAAGAACCACACCGTTGTAGGTGCCCAGCGCGCCAGTGAAGATGCCGTTATTCATCTCACCACCTTGTACGCGCGCTTTTTGCGTGTCGTACCAAGTGATTGTGCCAGCGGTTGCTTCACGTCGTAAGTCTTGAACCTGTTGAGGATGCAAGAACATGACGTAGAACTCATCGCCACCTTGACGGATCGGACGAATGAGAGGCTGGACCGTTTTAGCTTGCGTGATCAGCTGATCAATATGCTCAAGATAAAACTTGTTCGACGCCGAGGCGGAACCCACCGAAGTTTCGGTTAGCAGCGAGCCGCTGCCGATAGCTTCGACGTCTCGACCGTTGGCGTTGAAGTGGTGGTTTGCCGAAGGCGCAGCCACCGCGTTCATACCGGTCTTTTTGGTGTCGCCAGCCCAGTTGTAGACGACGCCGCCGACTTGGTTAAAGAACCAAGTATCCATGCGGTCGGACCACCAATCAGTAAGACCTTGGCGGGCTTCTTCACGAACGGAGAAGTTAATGCGCTGGTCGGTCATGCGGCCTGCGCTACGCAC